TGCGATCCGCTGGTTGCGTTCTCAATGAACCACAGCTTGCTGACCGTATTTGGGCCTATAGTGATGGTGCAAGTTGAATCAAGAGTGCCAGTATATTTGAGGAAGAGACTGCGGCCCGGATCAGTAGATCCATCAGCAATAGTAGTAGTGTGAGTATCAGCATTAGTCGTAATAGCTTCCGTCCCAAAGGAAAAAGCCTCTGCAATTAACTCTAAATTTGTATTCGTACTGGTTCCCCAAGTACCTGCCTCATCGCCAGTAGATATCTCTTTTAGGCGTAGATCGTTAACGTAAGTTGCCATTTAAGCTACCTCTTCCCAATTAGGAGTTTGACTGTCGGTAATAGCAGTCCAACTCGGTGTTTGGCTAGTCGATATAGTTGAGTAATTTGGAGTTTGACTAGCATCTATAAGACCCCAAACATTAACGATATTAACTATACCTGTTGCAGATACTCCCGTAACGCTAACATCCGCTTTTGCAGCAACAGATACAGATCCAACCGCTCCAGTGCCTGCGACACCCGTTGGAACAATTGTTTGACCCAATCCAATAGAAACCGTACCAATCGCACCAGTGCCAGCCACACCCGCTGGAGAAATAACTGCGCCACCTGTAGCGGTGACTGTACCAATCGCACTGACGCCTTCAATGCCCGTAACTGAAACATTCGCATCAGCATTAACCGTAGCCGTCCCGATTGCACCTGTGCCTGCAACTCCGCTAGGCGAAACATTCGCACCTGCGCTGACCGTAACCGAACCAATTGCTCCAGTACCAACAACGCCAGTAACACTGATATCCGCATCACCGGTAACAACAACCGATCCAACTGAACCTGTGCCCAAAACACCAGTGATCGAAACAGTAACACCAGAGCCTTCGATGATCGTGACTGACCCGATTGACCCTGTTGTAGAAACGCCTGTGACAGAAACATCTGCCCCTGCACTGACCGTAACTGTAGTGACTGCACCAGTGCCTGAAACACCCGTAACCTCAACAGGATCTGCTTGACCCCACGGGCCTTCGCCCCAAGTGCCTCTGCCCCACCCATTAAGATCTGCCACATATTACTCGCTACGCAATGCGAATGATTGCATTAGAGGCATCTGCTGTTGGAAACTGAATTGTAAAGTCTCCAGCAGTAGACGTTTTGTCTCCCCCAAACGCTAACGCACATACTGCTTTATCCGAATTAGTATCGTTATAAATTAATGCGCCATTTGCTGTAATAGTGCTAGAACTAAAGGTCAAGTCGGCAAAGTCTGCAAATGCGGTTGTGCCTGACGTTGTTGGTGTAACATTGGTAAGAGCAGAGCCTGCTGCCGTATACCCTGTCCCAGAAACCTCATTGCTTGTTGTGTAAGCGGTAGTGCTTGCACCTAATGATGCGCTTGATGTGTATAACGCTAACTTAAATGAATTTCCGCTAGTAGCTGTAAAGTTATGGGTGCCAACCAATAACTCTTGCTTAAACGATGTACACATTGCCGTTGATATTGCCATTACAGACTCCTAATAATTTTAGCCATATCACTATGGCCTTGTTTTTCCATTTCTCCAGCAAGTGTTGCTTTTTCGCTTAATGCAGACTGCTGCATATAATACACTATTGTTTGAAAAACAGACTGTTTAAACGCTTCTGCTTGTTGGGCAATAACCGGATGAGCATTGCCGCCAATGTTTACAATCCTATCTGTCGCTGTCTTTGCCCAGAACTCGATGTCATGGCCTTTATTCTGGGTAGTGGCTACCTCAAAAGCGCCTAACTGTATTTGTACTGCGTTATCCATTACGTTGTTTTAAGAGCCTTTTGGCCTGTGCGATACGCATCAGTGCGATTATACCCATCACCTTCCATCTTCAGTTGTCCTAGCGCGGTTTCAAACTGTTGCTGATACAATTGAATCAAATCTGGCTCACCCTTCATAAATATGTATGCTTGCATCAAAGCGCCATATAACAACGCATTATCTGCATTTGTGCCCAGCCAACTCGTACCATCTGATGAAACAGTAATTGACTCTGGCTCATAAAAGTAATGAAGCTCTACGGTGTAACTAGAGTTAGGAGTCGGGCCAACAATAAATGATGACTCATCAAACTGAGCATAATACTTTGGTGCAGCAGTAGTTGATGCAACAGGATAAAGCTCTCGGATAAAATTAACGTCTTTAAAAATCAAAAAGTTATATCCAGAATTGTCATACGCCAGTGAGTATGGATATAAAAAGTCTGACGGAACAGAAAGGTATTGATTACCTGATGTCAGCGTTCCAGTAACATTCTTTCTGAAATCTGGTAACTGAATCGTTCTAAGTATTAACTGCTCGGTAGTTGTTATAAATACAGCAATATTATTAGAAAATGTTGTTTCGTCATTTTCTGTGTAATCTTTGATTGCTTGAGTAAGTGTCGTATATGTCCACGCCATTAGCTTGTCACCACTGTTACTCGGCCTATTTCACCAGTAATGTCTAAGCCGACGGTTCTTGATCCAAGCTCGGTTATCCCGCCACCTACCGGATCAAACGCACCAAGAATCCTGCTTTCTTCTAATGCAGTATCTGGTCTAGGATTCCTTAATGCCTGCGGATCAGACATCTTCATGCGGCCTAGCTCATATTGCGGATTGTCTTTATCCAAGACATCGAAACCAACACGAAAGCCTGTATCTCTTCCATCTCTAATAAGAGGGACAAGATCTCTCAGAGCATATCGAAACCCTGTTACATCACAAAACCCGAAAGCATGTTTGCCTCTAGCGTAAACACTCAATATCTATATCCTCCGGGCACAAAGAATAAAGACTCTTTGCCTCGATCCGCATCTACAGCTTGCTGCCATTGCTCATCATAAAGCTGTTTAAGCAGCCCAATACGATCCTGTAGCTCAGGTTTTTTCAATGCAATATGATATGCAAGGCCAGAAACAAGACATGGCAAAAATCTCGATGGTACTTCTGGATTGTCTGATCCAGAAGAACCTGCATCTGCTATGCGCTCTATATAATAAAACTCCAACAGATAAGGTTCTGTTGAGTCTGGCACAGGCCAAAGATTTACCGATGAAACAGTATCTGACTTCTCAAGCCAAAACTGTAACGGCTTAGACTGAGTTAGCTTATTAGTAAGATGCGAATACTGCTTTACAGATATGCGAGTAAGGTTCTGGTCTACCTGACGAGATGTATTGCCACTGTTAGTGCGTATAAACGCCTCAACAATATCAAGTATCTTGCCATCTAATGAATAACGGGATGTCCCAGCCGTTAATGACTGAGACCCACTCTTAATTGTCCACAAATTCAACCCACGATTCTGCCACTCCAGAAACATAAGATTCATGCTTCTACGAGCAGTTCGGTAATCATATCCGGTTTTTAGCTCAGAGCCTGCTCGCTCAAACGCCTCTTCTACCGCATCACCTAAATCAAGATCAAATGTGTAAGTAGACATCTAACCGTTCTTTGGCTTCTTTTGACTTCCGCCACGCATTCCCACTGGGCGCTTTTTCATCACACCAGCTTTTTTCATGGTTCCGCCTTTCATCGCTGTTGGGCGTTTTTTCATCACACCAGCCTTCTTAGCGGTGCCACCTTTCATTCCGGTTGGACGCTTCTTCATCACGCCAGCCTTTTTCATAGTTCCGCCCATTGCTTTTGTAGGTGACTTTTTCTTTACACCCGCTTTCTTCATTGTCTTTTTACGCATGTTATCTCTCTATTAGTTCGTTATAGAATGACTCTCTTAGTTGAAACACATGCGGCGGCTCATCATCCCCAAAAACAAACGAGTAATAATCTGTATTTTTTAGTTTATGTACTGCGTTTTGTAAATCTTCAAGTCGCTGTATGTATAACATTGCATACGAAATCTCATTGAACTCTTCAAAATCATCCGACTCAATGGCTTCATTTGCCTCATCATCAGGGTGTGATCCCATAATCCAAAGATCCCGATCCCCAAAAACTCCGTTACTAATCGCATAGTTTAAAGCCTCTACGCGATCATGGAACTCTTCCGCACTTTCCTCATACTCCAAGTCAACTATGATGTGTATGCGATACTTATCATCGTAACTTTCAAGTGACTCAAACACATCTATAAATGACTTAGTGCGTTTAAACGTCATAAGAACTTGATGAGCATCCCAAGTCTTTTTGGCGTATGGGCATGCAGACATGCCGCCTAATTCTTTACTTGGCGACTCCAACGTTTGGCGAGACCATTCTCTTACTTCCTGACGAATGGACTCTTCAACGTCAAATTTACTTAGGCTGTCTAGCTGCGCCATATCCACGGCGCTCCATCTCTTTAAATTGAGCGGTTCGGGGCGTTATAGTTTTTTCAACCATACCCCCAACTTTCATCTTGCCTACACCATCAGCAGCAAAAAACGGCACTTCCTTTCCGTCCTTTTCTACCATCTTTAACTTGTCTGTCATCCTACAACCCTCATTTCTCTATATAGACCTTTGGCAATCGCCTTCAATGCCTCCGTAGGAGTGTTCAAAAACCTCTCTACGGACATTTCATGGGCAAGCGGTATCCTTGACAGGGTCTCAAACACCACCGCGTCCTCAGCCTTATTGAGCGTCGTGGTAACTCTGACGCGATCAAGCGGATCCGAAAAGCTGTGGAAACAATCAATAATCTTGCTATCAAATTGCTTTCTAGTAGCGCTATCCATAATGCTTAATCACACTCATGCATACGTTGTAAACGTCGCCATCTGAATGGGCTACCGTGGTAAACATAATGTCACCAGTTACACCGCTTCCTGCATTATTAGGTATGCCGTTGAACTCACTAAAGTCTAGCTCATCTGCATAGTCAGCATTTAATTGCCAAGCTAATAAATCAGTGCTTGCATCAAAAAAGATCTTTACGCCCATACCAACAGTGGTGTACCAGATCTTTTCAATCGACACCTTAGTACAGGTAGCGCCGGACACAGGATCTTTTGTGAGAGCCGAGACATCTATCTTTTTGACCGCCGCCTCTCCAGAGCCATCACTTACATTAGTAAAGCGAAATATCGCCTTCCTAGCGCCATCTTGTATTGTTTGTGTAGCTACAGCATCAGCCATAATTGCCTCCTATTATTGGTCAGCAAATGCAGGCGCAGTGGTGCTCGTAACATTTCCAAAGATCTGGTAGTTAGTTGTATCAAGCCCAAGGACAGTAATATCAAAACCAGCAGGTACATTAAGCTGAATGCTGCTATTTGAATTACCATCAGAAAACACGCTACTTACTTCATTACCATCTGTATCTAAAAACGTTACACCGCCAACGTAAAAGTTACTGTTGCCGGGAGTAATGATAAGAGCATCAGTTGCGTCTGCCGCGCCACCAGCGTAAACAAATCTATAAAAAACGCCGGCAGTAGGTGCTGGTAAAACATAAGTGCTGTCTTGGGTGTTATCACCTACCAGATTAATACGGCCTGCATTGGTAGCAGCAGTAAGGGTAGTTGAGGCAGCATCTGCCAACGAAACAGGAGCAATCTGCATTCCTGATCCATCGAGCGTAAATGAGGTTGTAAATGCGCCTGTGCTGCTGTTTTTAGAAACAACAGTAAAGCCATTCTCTGATCGGACGGGGCCGTTAAAAGTCGTATTCGCCATGAGTATCTCCTGTCGTGGCTAATGTCAGAGTGTTCCACGTGGAACATTCTGTCAGGGATAAAAAAAAGGACTACCCAAGTATAACCTGAGTAGTCCTTAAAAGCTCTAGCTAGAGCCGGGAGATCCGAANATTCCCAATGGGTCNGANACGCCNAATGAGTATCGCTCACGCGCTTTATANCGCACGTTACCCGTATCGAAGTCACCNTCCATAGAGTTNTCTAATGCNGCNCGTTCAAAGTGCTTCATGCCATTNGGNACNTCAGTAATCAAGAACCACGCATTTGTATCCGTGAGATAGTGATTAACTGAATAACCTTCAGGAATGCTGCCATTCGTGTAGATAGCATTGAGATCATTGTCAGCCGTGCCAACTCGACCTTCTGTTTGCAGCACTCGTGTTGCAACAAACATTAGGGCGGGGGGAACAATCAGCTTACGAGGACGAGCAGCAATCAAAAGTCCACGCTCATCTGTCCAGCCTGCGATTTGAATAATCGCTGCTTCAAGTGAGGTTTCATTCAAGTCTGCACCAGTAACTGGTCGGTTGCCGTTTTTACCGCCACCAACAGTTGGGTGTCCATCACCGCCAGTAACACCATCGCCAGACGCCGTGAACAAGTTAACACCATCACCGCCTTGGAAGGCGTTGGTGAAACCATTGTTCAAAGGTGAAGCAGATTTTACTTGCTTTGTGTACGCCATAGCGCGAGCAAGTGCCTTGGTGTATCGCGCAGAAAGAGAATCATAAAGATTATCTTCCATCGCTTCCTCGGTGATAGCAAAACCCATAGCCACTGTTTCGTGATTGAAACGAGCAGTAAATGACTCTTGTGCAGAATCATAAGTAATTGCTTCGCCTTCACCCTTAGTAGGTGCGGCAGCAAAACCACTGAGTTTTACTTCTTCTTCAAAAGAACGGTCACTCGCTTCTGTTTCATAGATTTGAGTGTGTTCATCTTCGTACTTTGCATACTCCAAACCAAACAAGGCGTTAAGCCCCGGCAGGAGTTCTTTAAGCATTTGCGCTCTTGAAATTGCCATTGCCTAGTTACTCCTATACGCCGGTTGTGTTTCGGTACGCATGACCAACGTTAAACTTAAACAGTGCATCGGTGAATGCATCACCAATGGTACTGCTTGGGCCATCATAAAAATCATAGATTCTTAGTGGCAACGTATTGGTCGTCGCAGTTGAGTCAGCATCAACAGCATTTTTGCTGTTACCGATGCTTGTGGTTCCAGCAGTTTGGATCACATCGAAGTTTGATCCGAGTGCTGTTTGTGCAATAGCACCATCAGCTTGCATCAAAAAGACCACATCTGGGTCAGTCAATACATAAGCCTCAATATCATCAGCAGCCGTAGATGCTGGATAGTATTGATTAAACGTTAACTGACCAGTGGTAGGATCGGTGTATTTAACACCCATGAAAATACCAATGGTGGTTAGCGTTGCAGTTCCTGCGTCCTTTTCAATGACACCAGCCGCAACCATCTTAACAAAATCACCGTTGAATATCGCAGTAGCATAACCGCTGGCAATTTTAAGATGCTGGACTTTACCATTGAAAGAACCACTAGCACTTGTCGTGCTTACGGGTCTTGCTCCAAATGGAGCGGCTGTAGTAGCCATAATAGTTTCCTTAACAAATCAAAAGAATTTTACCATCCACTCTTACTTACGCGAGTTGTTCGATCTGGTCGAAGCATAGGCATTCGAGGATCGTTCTCACGCATATATGAATGATCGACACTTTCCATTTGTTGCGCTGCAATTCCTTCGTAATGACGCTGGCGAGCATCCGCAACTTCTTGTGGAGCTTTACACAAAAGCTGACCGCCAATTTCTACACATCCGGGGAATTGGCTATTGTGATCTGGCATCACCTCTAACTCTGGATGGTCTTCCAGTTTTACTGGCTCCCATCCTTCCCTAAAGCGCATTGAAACATTGGTTGCATCCGTTTGACCTACCATAGATGTCCTCACCCAACGAAAAGCCCATCCGGGCTGTGGAATTGGATCTGGTAGAAGTGTAGGCGGTTGCCACGCTGTTTCTCTTGACGTTTCACTTCTTGTTTCAAGTTCCCTTGGTTCTCGGCTATCTGTCATTGTCCCATCCTTCTTTTTGATAATGCGTACTGTTCAGGTGTAAGACCTAGTCTTTTACTCAATTGAATCTCGCTGCTACTCAATTTCACCTGACGCTTTCCGGCATTCCCACGCTGCGCTGGCGCAACTACCGTTGAGCTTTTTGTTTGTGTTCGTTCCGCCTGCTGCGGCTCAATACCAAACGCTCTGGGAAATGACTCCCTAAGTGCTTGATCTACTGCTGAAAAATACTCAGGTGTGTTTCTTTGCACCCCTCGTTTAATCAACATTTCATCAAGCCCATAAGTAAAGCCAGTTAGAGCTTCGTTTCCGGGCGCTCCAAACCAACTATTACGAGACAACCAGTTCTGCAATTGCGGATCTAGCTGCTCTTGTTGCGGTGGCTGTTCCACCTGCACATTTGTCTGAGCCTGTTGCTCTGACTGATTCGTTTGCATTTGAGACTTATAATTATCTATATAAGCCCTGTCTGCCTGTATCCGCGCAAGCTGTTCTTGCGCCTCTACCATTTTCTGCGTATCGCCCTCTTCGTGGGCTTTTGTGTACTCCTGCCTTAACGAAGCCAACTCTGCTTCGGTGCGTGTCTGTACACTTTGCAATAACGCTTGTTCACTTTGACCTACCAACCCTTGAAGTCTTTGAACTTCTCCTTGGGTATTTTGTGCAAACTGAACAGCCTCATCGCGTAATCTTTGTGCAGCTTCTTTCTCTCTACGCTGCTGATGATACTCGTATTTGAGTCTGTTTAAACGCTTTTTAACACGATCATCTGCAATGTCAATCTCTTCGTCGATATTAAATGGTTCAACATCATTGCGTACAGGCCGACGATCTACTTCAGGAGTATCATCTACCTCAACAACTTCTATTTCATCAGAATCAAAACCACTTTCAATATTTTCATTTGGCTCTGGAAAGTTTACCTCAGACACGACTTATCCCCCTTGGATCATCAACTACAGCTTCGACCGTATCGTCATTAATAATACGGAACTCTTTGCCATGAATGCTAATGCGCGTACCGCTATAGGCTCGCATTATTATGAAGTCGCCTTCACCACACCAAGGCCCATTAGGGAATCGTTTTTTGTCTTGATAACAGTCTGGCCCCATCGCAAGAACAAACCCAACTACCGAGGCGGTTTCCTCAATAGATATTGTTGCCTGCGCCTTTATGATCCCGCCTTCTGTCTTTTCGTCGATTTCCGGTAAACCGATCAGTATATGATAGCCCGTTGGCACTGGGAGTTGACTAGCTTTATCAGCAGTCTCTTCTTTCGTACCAATGGCCTTTAAGTCTACTTCTGCCATTTTTTTCTCACTGCAACACTTATTGGGAAGTGTAGAACCCATTGCATCCTGATGATGCTAATTCTCATCAACAAAAACGCGCTCTGCTACCTCTCGTATTTCGCGTATTGCTGTTTGTATACCTTCGAGCTGTCCTCGATAGAGCTTATACTCTTCTATCTTTTCAACTGACCCTGCAATCAGCTTTTCTTTATGATGACTTTCTAGCTCGTTTAAACGCGATAACAATAAGTCAACAAATCTTGGATCAACAAAACCTGACATCAAACGTTCTTAGTTATTTGTTCAGCTATCTTTCTTCCAATATCTGCGCCTTTAACCGCATCATTCTGTCTTTGTTTTTGTAATCGCTCATCCCGATCAAACCCAGATGTCAGTGCATCTTTAGTTAGTTCAGCAGCAGCTAATTTCTCTGCGCTTTCTATTCGATCTTGCGCTATAGACAAATCTTTCTGAATCTTCAATCGCTCAAGATCATCTCGCATTTGCGCTTTTTCTGCATCAAGCGCCAGTTTCTGTTGCTGTGTTTGCACCCGTTGCTGATCTGTTTGAGCCTTCGCCATTGCTGCCTGCTCTTCAATTTCAAGCTCACGCTGCTTTAGCTGAAGTATAGGATCTTCTGCTTGTGCCGCTTGCTCTTGCTGCTGAGCTTCTTGCTGGTCTTTTTGCAACAACTGCTCTGCTGCTTGAGCAACCAAAGACGATAGTTTCGATTCGATTTCTGGCGGCAGTTCTGTGTCTATCGCTGGAAGCTCTACACCAAGCTCTCTTTGTATTTCTTCTCGATACTTAAATGCCAAGTGCTCTTGTATGTGCGCGGTAACTGAGGCTTGTATTGCCTGTTGATTTGGTGCTTGCGCCATAAGCTCCATAATCTTTGGATCTTGCATAGCAGCCATATGCACTCGAATATGCGCTTCGTGATCTTGATACTGGAACGCCTTAGCTGGCTCACCATTAATAAAGTCCATGTTCTCTGTAACAGGATCTTTAGGAGTAAGGTCGTTTTGTTCAGGCACTAGATTTTCTGGATCTCTAATACCTAACGCCTCAAGCATTTGTCTATGCAGTGCTGGCAAGTCATAAAGCTGTGGCGCTTGTGAAGCAAGTTGCAGCGCAGATTGATACTGCATAATACGCTGAGACATAGTTGCCGCATTTGGATTAGCAACAGGTATCACATCTATTTGGTCATCAAAGTCGGCAACAATATCTGATGGCTCACCATATGGCTGGTATGGATATTCTGATGGCCCAAAGTCCTTCACGATACGCACCAACAGTTTAAGCTCGCTCTTCATTGCCGCATAAAGTCTTGCCTGAATTGCAGACATAACCTTCATGTTTCTTTCAATGAGCGCAAGCGTTGTGCCTACTGGCGCTTGACTATTCATGTCAGCAGCCTTTACATCAGCCATTGATGCAAAGCGGCGTGACTCCTCGACGATATTCTGTAGTAACTGATACAAGGTACCGCTGGGTTCTTTGTACGGCAAAAACGAAATGTTCTCTTTAATCGTGCCGCCGGGAACATCAACATCCCTAAACTCTCCCGGCATGATCGGCGTATCGTCTGCTGTAATACGCATACCGCGAGTCTTCAAACCTCCGGGCAGGTTTGCCAATGTACCTGCATCAACAAGCTGCCGAAGTATTGATGTAGCAGATTTAACTAATCCACCGATAAGGTGAACAAGACCGAGGCCATAAAAACCAAGACCCGGAATATATTCGTAATGAACAAAGTGATCCCGCCTTCTCTTTAACGAATCATCTTCAAAAAAGTTACGGCGTATGGAAAGTATTTGTGCGCTACCTTTATCTACGGTAACGACATATGGCACTGCAATACCTGTGGCCTCGCCATCCTGCATATCAGGAAAGTCATCTAAATCAAGATCAACTTGTATCTCAAGAATTGTATTAACTGTTTCGCCAGTAAGATAAGATCCACTTGCCGATGATGTATACGACTCGCCTGTGATCTCACCATACTTTTCTTTTACTGAATCCACATAACTATCAGAACCTAAAAGCTCGATGTCTCTATAAAATCCAGAGACTTGTAGCTTGCGTATTTCATTAGACGTTTTACGCATACGATGCGTCATGCGTGTTATCGACTTAATATCTGTTGCCCCGTTAAATACCACCATGTCTTCTGCTGGTACAAACATAGAGCAAGGCCGACCCATATTTGGATCGAAATACACTTTCTTAAATGCACTTCCTGCTAAGGGCAATGAAAACAACATACGTTCTGTTTCACTACGAAACTCAGTCATTTCTTCTGTGAGCAAAAAGTTTAAATAGTTCTGAACGCGATTAGCCTGCTTATACATCTCTTCGGTAGCTTCACCGACAATTTTTGATTTAGCTGGGCCACCTGCTGGAAAGATTTCAGATATTGCCTGTGACTGAAAACGAATAACTGATTCTGCAAGGAGAGGGTGGTGTACGCCACACGCTCCGGGCCAAGGCTCTGTACGGTCTTCAATCTTCAGGCCAAGAAGATCTAATCCTTCAATGTATGTCTCTTCCCAATCGCGACGAGAAGATAAATCATCTTCATAAGCTGATACTAATTCAGATCCAAGAATGTTTAATTCTTGATCGCTNATNTANTCAGCTAGGTTTGCATCGAATGGNGCATCTTCTACAGATGGATCNGGATCNAAATCAATAATCATNCCNCCGTCTTCTGTTTCAATAGCAACAGAATCTGGNTTNTCTATTTCAATNATCATCTCGGACTGCTCATCCGCATCTGCTAGACGATTTTGNATATCCGCCATCTGAAGTGAATCAAGCGACTTTTCTACAGCCATACAATGCTCCCGGTTGCGCGGAGTTTAAACGCACTAGTAATAGTTAGCAATTCGTCTTGGTGCCTGTTCCGTGTAGTCATCATGCTCCAAAGCAATAAACCCACCTTGTCTAAACCTCAATAACGCCTGAGTCGAGGAGTCCACCAAGTCATCGTGATCCCCTATAGGAAAAGATGCAAACTCTTCAATAACTTCTTCAGCCCAACGACGGGCCGGTGCCCAAACAATACCTGATGCAAAGAAGTCAGCAACAGCGTTTACACGTGATACTTTGTCATTTCCTCTTGACGGTGTGTATTCAGTTACACTGATGCCCATTGCTCTTAGTTCATAGATCAGTGGAGCACCCGCTGCCTTTGCCTCCACGATAAAAGCATCTGGCTCCCAATCCATATACATCTCATACGCTCTTTGCTTTAGCGTAGGAAACTCCATTCGTTCTTTCAAAGCATCGAGCAGGATAATATTTGGAGCCATACGCCCCTCATCGTTATCCTTATAGAATACGCCCCATGTAGTACATGCAGAATAGTCTGCTCGCTCATGTTTCATAAAGGCGGTATCCCAAGACTGAATAACAAACGACACCTTGGGTGGATCACGGTCTTCCCAGACTTGCCACCAATCTCGTTTGATAATGGCAGACTCTTCAGATGTGGGCTGCTGTTGGTACTGCGCTTCCCACTTCGAGATAGGTAGTTCTGCTTTGAGCTTCTCTAGCTCCTCTACAGGCCAGTAGTCAGGCCAAAGCGACCTACCTGATGGCAGTATAGCGGGTAGCTCTAAAACCTCCCATTCGTCCGTACCGTCCCTCTCAACGCTATCTCGCATTATTTGACCGCAAAGATCCTTCTGGCTCCAGCGAGTCATCACAATAATGATTGCCCCTCCGGGCTGTAGACGCTGACGAGGCCCAGAACTAAACCACTCATGGGTAGAATCAAATACTTTAGGATCTGCTTGTTGTCCCTGTTGTTCTGAGTGAGGGTCATCTATAATTAACAAATCGGCACCACGCCCTGTTACGGCACCACCGACACCTACTGAGAAGTATTCGCCACCACCTGACACATCAAAACGACCAGCGGCTTTTGAGTCAGCGGTTAGGGAGGTTTCAGGGAATATATCTTTGTATTCTTCACTGCTAATCAAGTTACGAACCATACGACCAAAGCGAACAGCAAGCTCGGCGGTGTGAGAAGCCATGATAATCTTCTTGTCAGGCATCTTACCCATGATCCACGCAGGCAATAACCAAGAGGTCAGCTGAGACTTACCCATACGAGGGGGCATATTAATCATTAAGCGCTTACATTCCCCGCTAGCAACTCGCTCAAACTTCTCAGCCATCTTCCTATGGTGCCCTCCTTCAATAAAAGCAGGCCATACAGAAGAACAAAAACACAAAAACTCTTCCTGCGACTTCTCCCTTCGTACCGACATCTCCAAAGCCTTCATCAAATCCATCACTTGTTTACGCTCTGAAGCAGTCATTGCTGCTAATCGGTCAGGTGTCAACAACGATTGTACATCAGAAAGCTGTTTGTCAATATCAATAGTCATGTTGTGCTCACTGTTTACAAAATGGTTTTCGTAAATATAAAATTTTACGCACTATTTTTTGTCAATAATTGTTTTTGTTTTAAGGGGTGGGGTTTGTAAAGTGGGATGATCGACTGTAGATAATTGTATGTATACGTATGTGCGGGACTCCTGCGTGCGCACACGGTGTGTGGGGGTATGTCGGTGCGTGTAAACGCGCTATGCACGGGACTCCTACGCATTATGCGGCGCTAGTCCTGCGTTGCGACGGGATCACGAGACAGCAATCCGTTTAAACGATCCAAGATCACCGAAGGTGAGTCGGCATCAGCCCGCACCACCGCTTGCTGCTCCACATAAAGCCTAGAGGCTTTCCCTCTATGGTGCTCGGCCTGTATAGCAGAGCTATATTGCCCAGCATCTCTAGCGTCATCACGCAAAGCAGCCAGTGTATCGAGGTGTTCCCGTAGGGAAACAGCCCTATCCTCTGCCAATTCCGCTCCCCGCTGATTGATTAGGTCTACGACCTCGGCTTTTTTAACCAACTCACTTCCCTTTTTGTCTGGATTACTGGCATAGCCAGCCATACGCGCACTCTCTGCCTGTGTACGGCCTTCGGCCACATACCTAGCGAATAGGCGCTCTTTCACGCTTACCTGCTTGCTCATAACGCCTACAACCCGTTTAAACTCCCCGACTTACCCTTTAGGGTAAAAAACCCAGTTGGAAAAAACTAGTTGACAGTTTAAACGAAAGCTGGGCATAGTGATTTGGCATCGACGGATTGACCGCTCAACAGGTCAGCTTACCGTCAACCGGATGCGGGGCGGCAGCTTAATGCGACTGAATGGGTGTAGGCCACCTCCGATCAGGTATCGGTGTTTCGATCTCACGGCGGATCGGGACGTAGCAAGCTGGAATTGTGTGCAAGGCAATTCTGCGAAGGCTTGGGT